ACTCTGCGCACATCGTCGCAGTTCAAAACCTTTTCGGGTAGGCTGGAACTATGCCTAACCCAGCGAAGCCAATAGAGCAAAAGCGACTGCTCGGAAACCCCGGACGCAAGCCACTGCCTGACAAGGTTACGACCATAAGCCTTGAGGGTGGCAGGGTGGAACCGCTGCGAGAACTAGAGCAGGCAGGGCAACAGTTGTGGGACTCCGTGTTCAATTACGCCGAGCTTTGGATTAGCCCTCGAACAGACGTTCACCTTTTGCAAATGACTTGCGAGCAACTCGATCGTCGAGAACAAATAAAACAGGCGATTGCCTCTAGCGACGACTGGCACTTGTTCAAACAGCTCAACGATTTAGAGCGCCTTGTTAGCTCAAACCTTGGCTTGCTCGGGTTTACTCCTAGCGACAGGAGCCGACTAGGGCTTGCCGAGATAAAGGCAAAGTCTAGGTTGCAAGAATTACTAGAGCGAAATGCCTAGCGCTTGGCCTCCTGCGTGGCTTACTCCGGTGGAGGCAGCCTCACTCGCCAAAGGTAAAGGCAACCTTGCCATTGACTTTATCGAAGCGTTCGGCATAATTACCAAGGACTCGATCGCAGGCGCTCAAGGGTCACAGCTTATTTTGCGAGACTGGCAGAAGGATTTGGTGCGTCACCTTTACGCAAGCGACGGCAAGGGTGGCTTTGCCTCCAAGATTAGCTTGGTGGGGATGCCGAGGAAGCAGGGAAAATCAGCCCTGAGCAGCAGCCTCGCCTGCTTCGATTTATATTTTGGGCCAAGAGGTGGCGAGGTTTATTCGATAGCTGCCGAAAAAGAGCAGGCAAGAATCGTCTTCAACGACGCCAAGAAAATGATACAAGCCAACGAGGAGCTGGACAGCCAAGCCAAAATCTACCGAGACGCCATCGAGATTCCAGCCACAGGCTCCGTTTACCGAGTCCTTTCAGCAGAGGCTTACTCCAAGGAAGGCTACAACTCGACAGCAGTTTGGGCGGACGAGGGTCACGCTATGGCTGACAGAACGCTTTTTGACGTGATGTCTTTGTCTATGGGAGCCAGAGGCAACAAGGCTCACTTGGTAATGATTACCACTGCCGGGCGTAAGTCCGACCAGACAGGCGGAGACTCAATCGCTTACACCCTTTATCAGACAGGGCAAAAGATAGTCAACAAGGAGATAGAACCCTCAATGTTTATGGCGTGGTGGGAAGCTCCGAAAGACGCTGACTACAAAGACCCGAAGACTTGGGAAGCTGCCTCTCCGGGTTACGGCGACATTTGCGCAGCGGAGGACTACGAGACGGCGGTCAGGATAACCCCTGAAGCGGAGTTCAAAACCAAGCGACTAAACATTTGGACAAACACAAAGACGGCTTGGCTGCCGCAAGGAGCGTGGCAAGCTATCGAAGAAGAAGTCGAGATGCTACCTAGCGACGAGTACGTCCTAGGCTTTGACGGCTCTTGGAAGAACGACAGCACGGCTTTAGTGGCGGTCATAATGCCTCGCTTTGAGGGCGATGTCTACCGAGCGGTCAGGGTTGAAAGCTGGGAGAAGGACTTTGCCATCCACGACGACTCTTGGATTGTCGACAAAAAGAAGTGGCAAAGGCAGTGCTTGATTTCTTTGACAAGTTTCGCAACTGCAAAGAGATGGCTTGCGACCCGTCCTACTGGGAAGACGAAATGTATCAGTGGTCAGAGTATGGGATTCCAGTCGTTGAATACAAGAACACTCTGTCAAGAACCGTCCAGCGACCTCTAAATTGTTCGAGGCAATAATGAACAAGAAGCTCAGAGTCCAGCCCGACGGAGCTATGACTAGGCATATGGAAAACTGCATCCTGAAAATTGACGCTCAGCGTGGCGCTCGTATTACAAAAGACTTCCGAAACCCCAAGCTAAAGATAGACTTGGCAGTAGCACTAATGATGGCATTTGACCGTGCAACCGTTAGAATGGAAGAAGCACTCGTGCCACAAGTTTATGTATAGGCGGTAATTCTTGGCAAACGTATTCGACAGGTTCTTCTCTAAGAGGGCGCTTTCGTATCAAAGCATTTGGGCAGCAGGCGGAAACATCGAAGACTCAACGCTTGCAGGAACAATCGTAAACAGCGAAACAGCCTTCTCAATAAATGCAATCTATTCGGCTGTCTCTTTGATTAGCGATACAGTCTCAAGTCTTCCTGTCGACGTGTACGTTCGGAGGGACGGCGCTCGCTATCCTTTTTCGACCATCCCCTGCTTGGGTGCAAAAGCCAGACGTTGACACAACCAAAGAAGCTTTTTGGGGTTCTATAATCGTTAGCCTTTTGCTCGACGGCAATTCTTTTATTCGGGTCTTCTCAAACGACCGAGGCGAAATTGTAAATATGAGCGTCCTAAGCCCTCACAATGTCGAGATAACTCGCAACGGTCTAGGGCAAGTTATGTATCGTCTCAACCAAGAAGGACAGCTTCTTAGCAGCGAGCAAGTTATCTTTATTCCCGACGTTGTAAGACCGGGCAACATTCGTGGCGTTAGTCGGGTCGAAGCACTAAAAGAGAACTTTGCATTGGCAAAAGCTCTTGAAGCTTATGCAGCTAAGTTCTTTGGTTCTGGGACTCAGACTTCCGGCGTGATTGAATTTCCCGGCAACCTTACTGCTGACCAAGCAAAGGCTTTGCAAACAGGATTTGACTCAAGGCACTCAGGCTGGAACAAGGCACACAAGACTGCCATACTTTCGGCAGGCGCTAAATACACCCAGACAAACACCGAGAACGACAGAGCGCAGTTCTTGGATTCTCGCAGGCTTGCAGTTGAAGATGTTGCCAGAGCTTTCCGAGTTCCTAGCAATATGCTCAACCTCCCGGCTCAAATACTTACAGCTCGGTCGAGCAAAACAATCTCGCTTTTGTGACTCACTGCCTTCGTCCAATAATCGCAAAAATTGAAAGCGCTTTTAGCCCTCTAATGTCAAGAACAGCAGGAGGAGAAAACTCTTTTTTGAAGTTCAACATTGACGGGCTACTCAGAGCCGACATTCAAAAACAGAATGGCTGCTTACTCAACTGGACTCCAAAGCGGATTCCTAAGCGTGAACGATGTCCGTCGACTAGAAGACCTTCGTCCCGTAGACGACAAAAGCGCCAATATGCCAAGGGTTCCACTTGCTAACGTCGGAATAGATTCAGCCGACCTAGTGGCAACCGACAAGAAGGTCTCTATGGCTTCCAAGCTGGTTCTGGCGGGCTTTGACCCCTCAGAGGTCTTAGTGGCCATGGGACTGCCTGCCGTGGCTCACACGGGGCTTCCAAGCGTTCAACTACAGGGGATAGCACAAGTTGACCCTGAAGACCCAACAAGCGCTTACGGCGTTGAGTAGAGAAGGTAGGAAACAATGGCACTGATATCAAACAGCTTAGGAATACCAGTAAGCAACTTGAAGCCGCAGGTCAAGCAGATACCAACCCCTGCCAAGATTGCACCGGTGGCTGTGGAGTCTGTGAAGCCCGAACAAGTAGAATTGAAGAAGAAGAAAAAGTGAAAGGCAATACAATTGACAAGATTGAGCAACGCATCAACGAAGCAGAGTTTGAGGTGCGCGAGGAATCAGACGGTATGCACTTTAGCGGATACGCCGCGCTATTTAACTCACCTTCAGAGCCACTTCCATTCGTGGAGTCAATCGCCTCTGGAGCTTTCAAGCGTTCACTAAAGTCGCGCAACGACATCAAGTTTCTTTGGAACCACGATTCTGGCGAAATTCTTGGGTCTACAAGAGCCAGAACGGTAAACCTAATTGAAGATGACCGAGGGCTAAGAGTTGAGGGTATGCTGCCAAACACCACACGCGGGCGCGATGTCGCCGAGCTTCTAAAGCGTGGCGATGTTGACGCTATGTCTTTTGGCTTTAGCGTTCCAGCCGGCGGCGACACTTGGTCAAGCAATGGATCAGAAAGAACCCTAAACCGAGTATCTCTTCACGAAGTGTCAATCGTTGCTTGGCCTGCCTACACCGCAACCGCTGGAACTGTTTCAGTTCGCAAGTTTGAAATAATAGCTGAGCGCGCAGATGTTGACGCTGAAGCTTTGGCAGACGCACTTGTGAAAATTGAAGATGGACTAAACATCACATCTGACGAACAGGAAATGCTTAGTAGGGTAATAAGCACACTGTCGCCAGAACCCGAAGCACTGGCAGAGCCACTAGTAGTTGGCGACCTGTCTATGCTTGAACTCAAGAAGAAGAAGCTAGAGCTTCTACTGAAAGGCATCTAATGGCTACCAAAGACCAAATCAAAAAAGTAATCCTTGACTTAGCAGGCAACCCTTCAAGTGGTGCAATAGCTTCACTAGCCGACAAGTGGGCAACCGCTATCGTCGAGCTAGACAAGACCCCTCGTGATGACAACGAGGTGCAGGATGGCGCTCCAACTCCCGCGCTAAAAAAAGAGTCTCGTGTAACCAAGTCGGAAGAACTAAGGTAATTTAACCCCTTTCATTACCTCTCCCGCCAAGCATCAAGATTCTTCCCCTCGGGTTTCATTTCTTCCCCGAGGGTTTCTTGTGTCTAGCAGCGACGACATAAAAGCCTTATGCACCCTTAATGTAAACTAGAAGCATCGTATGCGTGTTGGCACCTGCGGTAGTCAGTTGAGCGTCTGCGCCACTGCATCCATAGACAACTAACAAGGAGACTAAATGTCTGAGTTCATCAAATCTCAGCACGAACTCCGCAACACCCTAATCACACAGGTTCGAGAAGTTATTGACTTCGCCGAAGCTGAGGGTCGCGGACTTGACGCTGCTGAAGTATCAAAGATCAACGCAATCGAAGCCGACATCTCAAAGGCTGACGAAACCATCACAGTAGGAAAGCGCAACGAGGAACGTAAGGTTGAGGCATCTGCCGCAGCTAAGGGATTCATCCCTGCCGTATCTGAGGAACGTTCTTCTACCGACATCTTCCGCGCAATGGCTCTTGGCGAGTCACGCGGACACACTTTTGAAAAGCGTGCTGTTCTAGTCCCATCGGCTAACACCGTACCAAAGTCGTTCTACGACCAGGTATTTGATGTTGCTCGCGCTGCTGGGCCAATGCTTGAGACTTCGGAAATCATTCAGACCGCAACTGGATCATCGTTGACAATTCCAACTTTGACCGCTTACTCGGCAATGACCCTAAAGGGCGCAGGCGCTTCGCTTGACGATGTTGCACCTACATACGCAAGCATCACACTAGATGCTTTCAAGTATGGTGGAATCATTCAGGCCGCTTCTGAGCTAGTAACTGACGCAGGATTCGACTTGGGAGCGCACCTTGCTAACCAGGCTGGAAACGCAATTGGTTACGCAGTCAACGAAGCACTAACCGTTGGAACTGGTTCTTCACAGCCAAACGGAATCGTTACCGCTTCGGGCGCTGGTGTAACAGGAGCTACCGGTGAAGACGGTGCGTTTACCGCTGACAACTTGATTGACCTTATTTACTCAGTAGATGGTGCAACTCGCCGTAAGGCAAGCTTCGCGCTTCAGGCTAACACCGCTTCAATCGGTGCAATGCGTAAGCTAAAGGACACCGCAGGGAACTACTTGTACAACATCTCGCAGGTAGGCCCAGGCGGTCAGGACACATTCGCTGGATACAACGTGTTCGAGAATCCACACATTGAGGACACCGCTATCGACGCGAAGTCTGTCATTGCAGGATCATTGGACAGCTACAAGGTCAGGATGGCAGGCGGCCTAGAGGTTGCTTCTTCAACTGACTTCGCTTTCCAGAACGACCTAACCACTTGGAGATTCACCATGCGTCTTGATGGTGACCTAACTCACGCAGGTGAGGTCAAGCACTTCGTAGGCGGCGCAAGCTAATCCAACGAAACAGATCGGAGTCCCGTCGCTTGTAGGTTAGCGGCGGGGCTTCGCTGTTTGTTCTATGCAACCCTGAAGTAGAATAGAAGTATGGCAATCACAAACGGGTATTGTACCTTGGCACAAATCAAAGCATCTGCCGGTATTACCGACACAGTTGACGACGTATTGCTTGAGCTTGCAGTAGAAGCCGCTTCACGCGAAATTGACGGCGCAACTGAGCGCCAGTTCTTTCAGACAACTACAACGCGTGTCTACGCACCTCGCGACTCTTTCATTGCAGAGATTGATGATCTTGTATCGCACACTCACATCAAAACCTCTACAGCCGCAGACGGCGTCTTTGATGAGACTTGGACATCTACCGACTACCAGCTCGAGCCGCTCAACGGAATAGCTGGCGGCATAGCTACGCCAAGAAACATAATCCGAGCAATTGGCGATTACACCTTCCCGGTTGTCGGCGGCGAGGCAACGATTGAGGTGGCTGGAACTTTTGGCTTTAGCGCAGTGCCAATTCAGATAGTGCAAGCAACGGTCATACTTGGATCGCGTATCTTCAAGCGCAACGACTCACCGCTCGGCGTTGCAGGCTTCGGCGAAATCGGCGTAATAAGAGTGGGCAGGTTTGACCCAGATGTTGAGGCAATGATTATGCCATTCAAGAAGGTACGGTTCGCGTGAGCATCACAGCAATACGCGAGGCACTAGCCACAAACATCGGCACAATCTCAGGGCTAAGAACTTCGGCGGAAATCCCAGACAACCCTAACCCGCCACAAGCGGTAGTCCAGCTTCAGTCTGTCAACTACGACGGCGCAATGAAGCAAGGGCTAACGACTTACAATTTTTTGGTTTCAGTAATAGTCGGCAGAGTTGACGAGCGCAACGCGCAACGCAAGCTAGACGGCTACGCATCTTCATCAGGCGCAACCTCGGTGAAGTTAGCAATCCAATCAGACAAAACTCTTGGTGGCACTGCCTTCGACGTGAGGGTCACAGACATGACTAACATCGGTGCGGTATTATTAAGTGATGCAACATACCTAGCGGCAGACTTTGTCGTGACAGTTTATTCAAATTAAGGAGAACAACTTGGCTAAGTTCGTAGCTACAGATTACACAATCACCGTTGGCGGGGATGACTTGAGTGCAAGCTTGGCCGCCCTAACCCTAGACATCTCAGTAGATGAGCAAGAAACGACTGCATTTGGAAACAGTTCCCGGAGTCGTATCGGCGGCTTGAAGGATGCTTCAGTAAGCCTAGACTTCCACCAGGACTTCGCAGCCGACTCTATTGACGCAACACTATTTCCACTATTGGGGACAGTAGTTGTAATCACAGTAACCCCAACTGGGGAAGCTACTGGCGCAACAAATCCAATTTACACATTCTCGGCGCTTGTAACCCAGTACACACCATTCGCTTCGTCAGTCGGCGATCTAGCCACGCTATCAGTTAGCTGGCCTGTAACCGGCGATGTAGTCCGAGCCACAAGCTAATAAGGAGCAAAAGTGAACATCAACCTACGAATCGTTTACAACGACGAAACAGCCAAGGACATTAGCGCAGGTGCGTCAGACATAGTTGCATTTGAAACAAAGTTTGATTTGAGCATTGCTCGACTCCAACAGAATGTAAAACTGACGCACTTGTTCTTCCTTGCATGGCACACGAGAAAAGCGAACTGGCGCAGTCAAAGACACTTTTGAAAAGTGGCTCGAAAGCGTTAGCAGCATAGAGGCTCAAGACGCAAAAAAATAGAAGGGCTGGGCGATGACAGTCTGCACTGGCGCATCGTTTGGATTGCTTGTGAAACAGGGATTAGCCCGCGCGAACTGCTAGAGCTTGAGCCTCGTATGCTTTGGACAATGGGTCGCTACCTAGAAGCCAAGAATCAAAGGCAACAACGCAAGCGGTAAACTGGTAGCAAGGAGCGCGGATGATAACGACTAGCATTGACCAGCAGGGACTCCGCATCGCTTTGAAAGAACTAAAGCAATTAGATGAAACGCAATCAAAGACTTACGGGACAAACCTTACGCACCGGCTTAGGCCCATACGCTACGCGATAGCTGGATCTGTTCCAGTTGAAGCACGCTATCTGGTATGAAT